TTCTGAATTGTGTAACGTGCTTCGTACTTACCAACTTCAGTCCAGTTATGAGCTTCCTTATTGTACTTAAAGTACGCTAGGTTCTCACCTGTACCTACTGACTGGATATAACCATCTAGTACATCTGGTAATGAGGATGGTAGCAAATTCTTATTAGAGGTATTACTAGCATTTGATGATACTAAGTAAGTATCACCACCTGTAGAAGTAACTACTAATTGATTAGTTGCACTATTAGATAAGATAGCTAGTATAGTACCTGATCTAATAACAGTGTACCTAGAAGTAAATTCTGTTGAGGCATTCATCTTAGTTTCTAAATCAGTTGCAACGTACTCGGCTGTAGCCTCTGCTGCTGTACTAGAATGTGTCGTAGTACTAAATGTTAGTACTGGGTTAGTACCTTGAGTAATTGTAACACTGTACTGCTTACTGAATGCACCTGTTAGTACTTTTACCCAACCTGCTTTCTTAGGATCAATATCATTTAGAATGGTATTATAAACTTCCCAAGTACTACGGGTTGATCTGTACATATACTGGATTGTACCTACAGTAACTAGGTACTTATCAAAAGAACTATTTAGTGTTGGTGGTAAATCACTACGCTTACTAAATGTATGTACATCGGAAGCGGTATATGTATAACTACTAGAACCTAGTTTAGTAATGGTTACTTTAGTTACACCGCTACCAATTACTTTAGATTCGAAAGCAATAGTAGTAGCACCTATTTTATAGATATTAAAGTTAGCAATAAGTACAGAATTAGCTGTAGCTGCATTATAAAGTCTAGTTACCATATCGTCATAATGTACAGTATCCCAGTTCCCTGTCGTAGCTGATACACTCACCGTACCAATATCAGGTCGATTAACATTAAGTTGTAAACCATTACCTGTACCCTTAGATGTACCCGCACTTATGTACGCCCAACCTAAGTCATCGTTATTAATCGGAACTACAGGATTAGCTGTAGAAGGTAATAACTCTTTAACTGGTACTTTATCTGTGTTTAGTAAAAAGCACTGATTACGTGTAATAGTACTACGAATACTAGACTTCTTGGTATGTTCTAAATACGGACGCTTAGATTGATGAATCCGTGTACCATCATTTAATTTAAAAATACTAAACGTACCATCTTGCTCTACAGATTGAGCATAGTACTCACCTGCAAGCTGCGTAATATTAAAGAAGCTATTTGGATTTACATCTAAGACAGCTTGCATACGAAACCCTGCGCGTCTACGTAAACCGTTGACAATATCAGAGACCATGTTTACTTGGGTACTTAGTTGTCCATCTTCACGCTCTTGTGGTGTCTGTTGTGATACACCCTTGATCAGGGCTTTATAAGTACCTGTCTTAAACATATTAACTCCTTAACGTCTTAGGTAGCGAGATGATCTACTACGCACTGTAGTTAAACTATTGTACTTACGGTTACGTAGATTCTCTTGAGACATCATACGTCTATTACCCTCGTATTTAGCTTGTATAGCTTGAATAGTAGCATCTACACCAAAGTCGGATACATATACCTCTAGTAGAGCACTGTACAACACGGTGTTAGCTGCTAGTAAAGGTAAATCCTCAAATGCAGTATCCCGTACAATACGAAGTCTAACGGGCGCTGTGAATAAATTAGTATTCTCAGTTAGGTTAAATAACCGTGTACCTTCTGTAGCTACATTAAAGTCTAAACCATAGATAGCCAATGCACCTGTAGGTGTATCAATCTTACCATCAGTATTAACTGGTAGTGTTACCTCATGTTCGTTAAACCACCAACCTACTGCAAGTAACTCTTGCCGAGATCGCTGTATAGCAGAGACAATTAAGTCTACCGTAGGGTGGCGTGTTGTTTCAATTCGTGTAATAACGTGCTCACCTAAGTAAGGTAATATAGTATTAACAGCTTGTAGTAATTCCATGTTACCTCCTTAGGAAAGTTAATTTACTCTTATATAAAACCAGTAGTCTTATATAGGAGTAAACTCAAACGAGTCTACCCTAATTATTAAACCTCAGGTACTTCGGCTGCTTTTGTAGCAGCTTTAGGCTTGGGCTTGGTGTCAACTTCAGGTGTTAATGTACCTTCTAGTTGTGCCTCTAATTCAGCAATACGTGCTTTTAAAGCATCCTCTGCCGATGTATCTGGTGCTGCTTCTGGTACAGTAGGCGCACCTGTCAGTGCTGCACTAATGTATGTTCCAAGTACTGTCATAATAAACCCCTATAATTTAATTCTGTTAACGACAAAAACCCCACCTAATTAAAGATGGGGTTACTGATTATGCTTTAGGAGTACGAGTAATAACCGCTACACCTGCTGTGTCTGGACGACGGGTATCAACAGTAAACATGGTTTGGTTATCTAGTACATAAGATTTATGCTCTTTATCATCCCACAAATCCTGTTCCCACTCACGGGCAGTAACAGTAAGAAGTGTTTTAGATTTAGAGAATACAATCATAGTACCTTTAATATCCGTAGCAGTTACGTCGAAGCCATTACCGTTGCCAGTAGTACTTAGTTTATGCCCAGTAATAGCAGCAGTAGGGAATGCAGTGCTCTCTACGATGTTAACACCGTTGAGTTTAACTACACGACGACCTGCGAAGTCACCATTACCAGTACTGAAGTCTTGGTTAAGTAGTTTAGGATGGAACAACAAATCCGAGTAGGTTTGTGGATCAACTAAAGTTACTACATCTCCTAGTGGAACACGACGACGAATCATCTCATTCACTAGAGCCAAGTGAGCATTCACCAATGCGTTAGCATTCTGAGTAAGCTCTGCTTCGGTTAAAGCTACACCTCCCGCAGAAGGAGCTGCTAAGCCTACGTTGACTGACAAGCCATCGTAGAATGCACCATTCGCTTTAAGGTGTGCAGGTGCAACCCAAGAACGTGCTTTCTGCAAACGGATGATATGAGCTTGGTCATACTCCAATGCAAAGTCAGTAGCGTTGTTGGTAGCCATCTCTGTCCAGTAGTCAGGTGAAGTCCAATCATCCATGTAGTCAATGTGGTTACGTACATAAAGCATCGCTTCCACAGTGATATTCATTTTGTCTGACAACACACGTTGAGCTACTACATCTTCCCCTGCCTTACGACCTAGAATTTGTGAGTTACTCAAACGACGAACAGATACCTGATTAGAGCGTTCTGCTGTAGATTTATGAGTACTTAAAGATTTAAAGATATTTTCATACTGGAACTTAGTATCCACAATACCTGTGTATAGTTCCAAATGTTGATCCACATTAGATGTTGCACCACCCCATTCTGGACGGGTCATAGTCGTAGCAGTATGTGGGGTAATTGCTGAAGTAAAAGCCATATAGTGTACCTCTCAAATAAGAAAACCTCCATTAAGGAGGCTGATTAAAGTTTATAAACCTTGACGTTTGCCTAAGTCTCGACGCTTCTGTAAGTCTGCCAATTCAGCAGCATACGGTGAACGTGGGGCATGTAACTGATTACCTGCCTTCTGATATAACTCACCTACTGCTTTCATGAAATCTGATCCAGAAAGTGCGTTTGCTGAGTTAGGTGTACCGCCTGAAGGTGCTATTAGATTTCCCTGTTGAGAATTAATTACACCATAAGACTGAACTTGTGAAACAATAAACTCTACTGCTTCTTTTGTACTACCACTCTGCTCCATTGCAAGAGCAGCAGCTTTAATATGTGCAGGGGCATGGTTATTGAATGCTTCAATAGCTGAAGTCCATTGCTCTTGCCCACCTACTAAATCATAAGCTACCTTTTGTACAGCAGCACGTTCTGATTTAGCATGTTGGAACATAGCCTGAGCCAGTGCCTCTGCTTGAGCAGCCTTGTCACCTTTAAGCCCTTGTGTTAACGTAGCCTTATCAATTAAATTAGGATCATCGTACTGTAAGGCATTCTGAATAGCTGCTACAAAGCGATCTGCTGATACACCAGTATTAGCAGAGAATACGTTAATAGAAGTCTCTAGCGGGTTGTTACCAATAAGTGCATTAGCGTCAGCTTTAACTACAGGTTCTTGTACTACAGGCTCTTGCACTTGAGGTGCTTGAAATTGTGGTTGGAACTGAGGTTGCTGTTGTGGATACCCACCAGTTTGCACTGTAGTAGCTTGTACAGGAATTTGTACTCCTTGCTGTGTAACTACTGGTGCAGGTTGTTGTTCTTGAATCTGTACGTCAGACATTTAAAACTCCTTAAATAGGTTGACCTTGTGCAGCTAGAACTGCCTCTGTATTCTGTAATTGATTACCTTGCTGCATAATGGCTTGTTGTTGTGCCATAGCTGCTTGTTCTTCCTGAGCTGCCTCTTGCTGTAACTGTTCTAAAGACTTCTGGATACTAGCAGGATCAATACCATTACTAAGTAAGATACCATCCACGAGCTTATCAATATCATATTTCTTAGATATTTGAGAGAACACTGGAACTGCTTGAGCAATCTGATTGGCTGCAATCATAAGAGCTTGATTCTCTGAGCTACGAGATAATGCCACTAAACCTGTTAGAATATTCAACTCAATGTTGTTTAAATCGAAAGCACTGATAATGCTAGGATCAACTTCATTTAATAAAATATATGCTAAGGGTAAGTGCATATTCTGACTAAGCTGTGAGTACACACCACCGAGCACTTGCTCAGCTTCTTCAGCATTCATTTGTACTTCTAATGCTGTTACACGTTCTGCATCACGGGTATTACCTGTGTACATAAACGCAGTGCTTAATCGTTGCTCTACAGACTGAATATCCAGACGTAGTTCTTGAATCTTTCGGTAATCCCCAACCTCAAATGATTGTACGGATTCTTTCTGACCTTGCACCCATGCACCTGACTCAGCATCAATAGCACTGTCAATATCGAATTGACCTGCGGGGTTGAATACGTTAAGTACTCAAGTACTTTGTAATTCATAATTCGTTAATGCTGCACTAAGCTCAGACAGTTTAGCGAAGTCACCTGCGTATTCCTCAACGTAGCCACGACCATAAGCATCACCATTCATAAAACTCCATGTTACAGGAATATATGGGCATAGATTCTCACGGTATACTGCTTTGCCATCAATACTAAAACCATCAATCTCTTGAGTAACTTCCCAAGATATTAAAGTCTTACCACCGACGTTCTTAGCAACACGTAGTACTTGAGTATACAAATCTAATGTAGCGTCTTCATCACGCTCACCAACAAGTGTCTTGTACTTCTGTTCTAATTCAAAGTACTTTTTAGGTTCTTTGAGAATAATACGCTGTACTTCACCCACGTTGTTTCTTTGCACAACGTAATTACGTAAGGAGTACACGCTTACTCTACTAGCTGAACGATGCAGTAAGCACTCACCAGTAACGATAAGTAATCTTAGAGCTTGTACTAGCTGAGCATAAGATGCTTTTAGGAATAGTCTACGACATGCAGCATTCTCTAAATTAATTAGAGATGTGTCATTCGATTTCATATCCTGTTTGAAAACTTCAGCAATCTTTGCTTTGGTCTGTTCTGTAATTTCAATCTTAAAGAATGAAGTACCTACAGGGAATAGTGTTCTAGCTAATTTAGAAGCTAGTCGGTTTACTAATAAAGCACCTACACTCTGGTAGTCATGCTCAATTACAGCGTTACCTTTATCTCTACGGTTCTCAGCACTAGGGAATACAGATGAGATAGTCCATAGGGCGTATAACTCTAAACGCTCTAATAACGAACTATCTCCGTATTCATTGAATAGTGCAGCTAAGACATTATCCTTTGACTGCATATTCAATCTCCTATACTTGTAAACCTAAACCTGATGTAGCTCCACCCGTGGCTTGTTTCTTACGCCTAGATGCTGCTGCTGTGTCATCTACAATACCTAACTCTGAATCAGCAAAGGTAGTGACCTGTTCCTGTTCGTTAGCATTCTGTAGAATTAAATTCTGTTGTTCGATGTTCTGTAAGCGATCTCGCTCTGCTTGCATGTCTTTGTTAGCGCGACGTTGTGCTGAGTCATCTTGGTAGACACCCAATGCACTGCCGATACCTTTCAGTAGACCTTTAAAGAATCCCATAATTAACCTCTCTTACCTTTAGACCGTTCGATCTGTAGTTCTATATGCTTAATTACATTACGAGCACCTAAGTTCATATATAACTTATTAGGATTATCATTATAGGATGTATCTTCAGGATAGGTTCTATTAAGATACTCTAGCTGCTCTACTGTAAATACTGGTACTTTAATATCACCCTTAGTGAGTACTTGACCCATGCTTTTCTCCTATCTAGTACATGTTGTTCTATTGATTTTGTGTATTCTGTAATGCAGCTTTATGGCTATTACGGATGATTGTACCTAACCCAATAACTACACCTACAATAGGGTAGAAGATGATGTCATAACCTCCTTGATATAGACTACGTAGGGATACTGGACTCTTGTGAGCACCCTTAGCTAACTCTTTGAAATCTGACTTACTTAGAGTTTTCCAGAATGTAAATCCAATGGTGTAGTACTGACGCACTGCACGGAACTCCTTAGCATAAGCTACAAAAGAAACATAAGCTAATAAACCAAATAATACTACAATAATTAAATACATAATGTACTCCTTAACAAAACATGAAACGGGATGTGTGTACTGATTGAATGTCTAACTTACCTTGTTCTGGTACTGGGTATTCTTCAGTGTCTATATTATTGAATTGTAGTAAGTCTTCAATACTGTAGTTACTGTATAACTCTACGAATGTACTACGTAGTGCTTTGTGCATCTCTGGTACATCGCATGGGTGTGTACCAAATGAATCATGGATAGGTACTACCTGCCCACCGAACTCATTGATAGTCATACATAAGTGGGCTGCATCTAGTGAATGCACGAAGTTAGGTACAACACCATTAGTAGCTTTACGTACATTGTATTTACCATCATTGTAAGATACAAGGATAGCAGCTACGCCCATACTCTTAATCCACACACGTTTAGTTACTCGACCCTCTGACCAATTAACTACAGGCACACCTACTGGGGTAATCCATTGTAGGTGTTGCTCTTTGTATTTGCGAGTAATTTTCTGTAGGTACGCCATTAAGTTAGCACAACGCGGTACTGTATTTTCTACGCCATAACGTAGTGCCTTAGCAATAGGAACAGCTAGGGATTGGATACTGTATAAGATATTACCATCGTCATCTCTAATAACGTCTAAACCTGCCTCTGTCATATCCGTTTGGATAGTATCCATAGTACTTAATAGTGTACTACCATACACGTAGGTCATTACTGGGGGCTTAGCCATCTTGCGGGATACAGGTTTATCCTTCCAGTAATCCTGAATAACTACATCATTTGTGAAGTTATTCTTTAAGGTATCTGCCATAGAACCTACTTGAGTATAAATATCAGCCTTCTGATCTGTAATAGAATCAACTAGGTTTGTGTATGTACCACCTACTTCATCCCTTGTTAGAGCTGATAAGTGTTGAAGCCCAGAGCATGTTGCGTCCATAGCAACTGGTACGTAGCAGATGTATTCTTCTGGGTTATCCATAGACAACGCAGCTTGCAATGCCAACCCTGCTTGTAATAATGTGAATGCAGTGTCGGGTTCAGGCGCGTCAACGTCCAAGGGGTTATTGATAAAATCACGGATTAACTCCCAGTTATCTTCAGTCCATTTAGCTTTAATAGCATCATCATGTTTGTCATAACCACATGAATTAGCTACGTGTACTTTCAACCAATGTAACCCTACTTCACCTAAAGGCTTACCTTCTGAGAACTCTAAACATCCTTTTACTGCATCGTTAAGTTGTGGGTGAATAGTACTACGGAAGTACATACGACCACGCCAATCAATGAATGTAGGGAAGTACAAACGGGCTTCATCTTTGAACTTAGCTAACTCAGTAATCTTAGATAAGATACCTGCTTTACGTCCAACACGCTTAGCCTCTGCCGTGTACCAGTCAGCCATTAAACGCTTCCATAGATTAAATTGATCCATCTCTTGTGTAGTAGCATCATCCTTCAACCAACCCTCAGGGAATGGGAAGTCTGGTTTCTTTGCAGGTGCGGTACTAGGTAGACCTAAAATACCTACTCGCATAGCAACTGCCTCACGTAGTACTTGAAGTACCTCGGTATTCACTCTGTAAGGCGTTCCTTGAGCTTTATTCATAGCACTACGTACTGGTGTAGCCTCAGGGCTACTAAGCTGCTTGTACATCCACTGACGCTGTTCTCTGGTATGTGTCTTAACACCACACATAGGGGATAAAGAACGACACCACTCTGTAAGATAACCGCCATCGAACTGACCGCCCCAGTCTGTAGGTGGAACTAACATAGGAGGTAACAAGATACCTGCTTTAGCAGAATCAACTGCCTCACTTAGGTACTTCTCAAGAACATCAGTAGGGCGAATTATGTACATATCATTTACATGCTGTACCCATTTAAATAACCCTGTGTACTCGTACAATACATTAAGAACTACCGTAGCTACGC